AAAAGAAAGAAGAAAAAGAAATTACAGATGAAGAATGTATAAAATGGAAACAAAATAAATTAGTAAATCCAAAAACTAACAGAGCAATAGTTAAAGATAAAAGTGTATATAATAAATTCAAAACTAATTGTGCTCATATTAAAACACCTGTATTAAAAGAAAAAGAAGAGAATATAGCTAAAAATTTTGATGATTTGAAAAAAATGTTAAAAAATGATTTAATTGAAATTGTTAAAAAATTATATCCTGATATGAAAAGTTTAACTGCTAAAACTAAAGATCAACTAATTAAATTAATAACGGATGCCGATCCAGAAAAAGCACTTAATTTAATTAAAAAAGGTGGTTATATATTAGATAATATAAATATAACAGGAGGTGATAGTGATAATCAAGATAATTCTACATCAGAATCAGAATCAGATAATGAAGATAATACTAGTATATCAGATGAAAATAGTGATACTGATAAAGAATCAGAAAAAACCCCAGAACCAGAAACAGATGAAAATGAAGATGATGATGGTGGTGATAGTGAAAAGGGAGGAGGATTATTAAATAAAGATAATAATGCTGATACAAAAATAATAATTATATAATTAATTGATAGATAGAATTATGAATGATACATATATAATTTTAATAATTATTATTATAATTATTGTATTGATACTCTCTTTTATTTTAATATCTTATTTTTATAATAGTTATGTTAATAATAAAATAGTTGTAAATGATAATTTAGTTAAAACAAAAGATTATATAAATAATACAACAACAACTATTAATTCTAATATTAAAGAAAATCAAAATAATATTGATAAAGTTGATATGTTATTAAGTAATAAGATAAATAGAAATAATACAGATATTTCTATAAATTCTAATGATATAAATTCTTTAAAAAATAATACAAATATAATAAATAATTTAATTACAAATACTAATAGTAATATTCAAAATTATGATAAAAATATTAAACAATATATTGAATTCAAAAATAATAATAGTACAATTAATGATGCTTTATATAATTATAGATTTGATGTCGTTCCTAATTTATCAATGAATTTTTTAAGAAATATTACTGCTATTGCTGGAATGACTGTTAAAACAAATAATGATAATACAATGAGAATTTGTGATAATAATGTTAATAATATTAATTGTATTGATATGAATATTAATAATGGCTCATTTGATATATATCCAAGTGCTATAAATAGTAATAATATTAATAATATTAATATTTTTAATAAAAATAAAAATAAAGTTTTAGCAAAATTTAATTTAGCTGATAATAATATTTATTTAGGTGGAGATAATGAAGATGCTGCTATGTTTATTGATAATAGTAATGTATATGTTAAAAATCTTAATTTTTTAGTTAAAAATGGTACTTATAATGGAAGAAAAGAAGTATTTATTAAAGATACTAATAATCTAAGTCAAAATTATAATACTTATAATTATGATATTAATGATATTGTTAGATTAAATCAATTATCATATTCAGTTTCTGGTATTTATACTATTATAAGAGATCCTCATGGTGGTGCTAATAATATCATATTTAATTTTAAATCTATATATGATATATTACCTGGAAAACGTATAGAAATAGAAATTCCTGAATTAGGTAATATTAATACAACCGATATTACTATTATTAATACTGAATTATCTTCATCATCTTTTATACCAAATGGTATACTTAATAGAACAAAAATAACATTTATTCCTACTACATTAATTAGAGCAAATACTAATATAAGAATAAAATTAATAGAACCTAATTTAAATTTATCTTCAAATTTTACAGATACAGATAATTATATTTCTAATACAATTTCCACTATAGTTATATAAATTTTTATTATTTATTATTTTTTATGTTAAAAAAATGATATTATTATATTTATAATTTTTCATTAAATGACAGAAGTTAGCTGTTTATATATTCATTATAATCGTTCTCCAAAAAATTTTACATTTATTAAATATGATAATGATTTCTATAAAATAATTATTGATTATAGAAGTATTATTATAAATAATATCACATTATTAAAAGTTCCATATTTATTAGATTATTATATATTATCATTAATAACTACAAATGGAATTACTAAAATAAATAATAAATATCATATATCTGTGAAATATTATTGGAAAAGATTATATTTTCTTACTTATTATAAAGATGTTGAAATTTATAAAAATAGTCATAGAAATCCTCTAAATTCTAAAAAACCAAAGAGAGAATCTAGTAATAAAAAAATAAATAAATTCTTTAAATATTATGAAAGAAATTTATTATCTAGTATTGACGAATTTGATATGGGATTATATTTATATTTAAGATCAGAATTAAACAGTATTGAAGCTGATATTATTATGTTAGAAAAAATATGTATTATTGATAAATATATTAACATATTAACTTCAATTAAAAAATATTATGGTAAAGATATATATGATTATATAAGAAAATGTCTTTAATCTTTATCTTCATCTATAAATAGATTAATAGAATCTTGATTTTTTTTCTCTTTAAAATAAATACTATTATATGTTTTTATTTTATCTATTATAAAATTATTCCATTTTTCTTTATCAAAATCTACTTCTTGAATATTTATAATTTCTAATTTCCAATAATTTAATTTATATTTTTCTTCAGTATATCTATTCATTTCTTTAATATTATCATCACATGTTTGATTTTCTTTTGAATATATATATACAAATTCTCCATTTATTTTTTTTTCAGCAATAATACCATGTAAATAATTATCACTTTCAACATTTGATTCTAAATATTCTTTTTCTGTTTCATATGTAATAAATTCACATTCAATATAATCACATTTATATAATTTACATACAGCTAGTTGTCCTTGAATTTGATAATAATATTTTTCTGGTATATTACCATCTATAATTTTTCTACTATACGGACATTTAATTTCTATCATTTTTCCTTCATCAGTTATACCATCAGGAGATGCTCCAAAATTTTCTATTTCATCATTTATAATTAATCCAAATTCATAAATTTTTGTTTTTTTTATATGAGAATATATTCTAATTGCCATGGCTTCAAACATTGTACCCCATTTTAATGCTGGAATTCCTGATGAATTAAATGTTGTACCCTTCATTTTTCTTTTAACTAATGAATATGGATTTTTAATAGCATCATGTAAATCACTTGCCGTTAATCTATCTTTTCTTAAATTAAACCATTCAGTTGTTCTTTGTTTAATTAAAGGTTTTTCTAATAATTCTTTTAATATATTCTTACAGTATGTGGTATCAATATTTTCCATTTTATTTAATTTATATTGTTTCTTTTTTCTTATATCTTGCTGAGTTTCTGATTTTCTTTTCATTTTCAAGTTTAATTCTGGTAAAGGTAGTTGATATATCTTTACTTAATTTATTAATATCAGTCATTTTTTTATTTTCTCGTTTTTTATTTATTGCTAATTCAATAATTTCTGCACGTTTTTCCAATAATATTTTATTAAAATTATATAATAAATCTTCATCCATTTTATAATTACTTTCTTTAAATATTTATATTTATAATTTTAATCTTAAACTCATTTTTTATTCATAATAAAACAAAAATTTATATATATCTATAAATTAATGCTTTATTTCTATCTGTTGCTTTAATTACTTTAAATTCTATTATTTTATCAGAGTATATTTCAACATTTATTATTATATATATTTCTTTCAATTTGAAAATAAAATAATCATCCCAGTATGATTCCATTATATCATTATTATCTTTATCTAAATTAAATCGTTGTTTTATACTCGTAGATATTTTAAACAAATCTTCATTTGAATTATAATAACAATCATATAATATCATCATACGATCAATTTTATTATAAACAATAAAATTAAATATCTTATCATATAAATCTTCATAATTCATCTTATTTATGATGTAAAAATATTATAATATTTTTTTCATTTTTTTAAAAATTGATATTTATATTATAACATATATATAAATGTCATCTTTAATATCTTGTCCTTGTAATACTATTGGCGTAGATGAAGTAGGTAGAGGTACATTATTTGGAAATGTAATAGCATGTGCTGTAATATTACCTGAAACATTTCCTGATGATATTTATCTTCAAATTAAAGATAGTAAAAAACTATCATTTAAAAAAAGAAAATTTTTAGCAAATTATATTAAAACTAATGCTATTGCTTATGCTATTGGTTCAGTTTCTTCAGAAGAAATTGATGAAATAAATATTTTACAAGCATCAATAAAAGCTATGCATATAGCTTTATATGAAGTTATGAAAAAAACAAAATTTAATAAAATAATTGTAGATGGTAATTATTTTACACCTATCATATCTGATAATGAAGATTATATTATAGATTTTGAATGTGTTCCAAAAGCAGATAATACATATTTAAATGTAGCAGCAGCATCTATTGTTGCTAAAGATTATCATGATAATGAAATATTAGAATTATTAGAAAATGAACCAGATTTAAATAAATATGATTTAAAAAATAATATGGGTTATGCTACACTTAAACATAGAAATGCTATTCAAAATTATGGTCTTCATAAATATCATAGAAAAACATTCAAAAGTTGTTCTGAGTATATAATTTTATAATTTTATAATTAATGGAAATAGCTATTTTTATATTTAGAAGAGATTTAAGATTATATGATAATACATCATTGAATATTTTAAAACAAAAATATCCAAATATTAAAATATTACCAATTTTTATTTTTAATAAAAATCAAATATGTAAAGATAAAAATAAATATTATTCTTCTAATGCTGTTCAATTTTTATTTGAATCATTAGAAGAATTAAATTTTATAAATTATTATTATTCTGATAATGATATTAATATATTAAATGATATTAAAAAAAGATTTATAATAAAAGTTATTAGTTTTAATAAAGATTATACTCCTTATGCTATAAATAGAGATAATATAATTATAACATGGTGTAATGATAATAATATTACAGTAATTTCAGAAGAAGATTATACTTTACATAAAATAGGAACTATTTTAAAAGATGATAATAAACCTTATTTAAAATATACACCTTTTTATAAAAAATCATTATTAAAAAAACCTTCATCTATAAATAATAATAAAAATTTTAATTTAATTTATGATTTTAATTATAAAAAAATAAAAGATTTTTATTTTTTAAAACCATCTATTAATCCAAATATAAAGGTTAATGGTGGTAGAAAAAAAGCATTAGAAATTCTTATTAAAATTAAAAATAATTATTTTAAAAATTATAATGAAGAAAGAGAATATCCATATTTAGATAAAACAACTAAATTAAGCGCTTATATTAAATTTGGTTGTATTAGTATTAGAGAAATTTATTATAGTCTTCCAATTAAACATGCTTTGATTAGAGAATTAATATGGAGAGATTTTTATGCTTATATTTCTTATTATTTTCCATACATATATGGAAAACCTTTTAATAAAAAATATGATAAAATAAAATGGAATATTAATAATAATAATTTTGAATTATGGAAAAATGGATTAACAGGATTTCCTTTAATTGATGCGGCAATGAGACAATTAAATGAAACTGGATGGATGCATAATAGATGTAGAATGATAGTAGCATCTTTTTTAACTAAAAATTTATTTATTGATTGGAAAAAAGGAGAACAATATTTTGCCACAAAATTAGTAGATTATGATCCAGCATCTAATAATGGAGGATGGCAATGGTGTGCTTCAATTGGAACAGACAGTCAACCATATTTTCGTATATTTTCACCTTCAGCTCAATTATTAAAATATGATAAAGAATGTTTATATATAAAAAAATGGATACCTGAATTAAAAGACATTGATAATAAAATTATTATTAATTGGGAAAAAATAAATAATAAATATAATATAAATTATCCAAAACCAATAATAGATTTTAAAAAAACTTCTAAATATTTTATTTATGTATTTAGTTCTTAGATAATAAATTAGTAAAAGCTTTATTATATCTGTTAATATTATAATTTTTAGTATATTCTGCCATCTTATAATCAACAGTTACCCATAACATATTATAATTAGGCAGACTTGTAATTATATAATAAATTAAATGTAAATAATATAATATGAAATTAAAAAATAATAATATTGCTTCACCAAATATTTCATAAAATATATATATTATATATATTAAAATAATAAAAAATATAATACTAATAGCTACTTTAATTGATTTATTAAATTGCGAAAAAAAATCAAATGAATTTTCTTCTAAAGGTGTCTCATCAATTATAGATATATTTTTATTTTTATTTTTATTTATTTCTTTAATATCACCACATGATGATTTTTTTAATTTATTTGATAAATATGTATCACATTGATCTTTACAATAATATATACATCTATTATCTGTAGAACATTTATCTTTAGTACATACGTTACTACAATAATCACAATTTTTAATATCTATATTATATATTTGATTAATATTACATAATATTTCTTCTTCTAATGTTTCTTTTTTAAAATGACAATAATTTTTTATAAAATTAATAATTTTTGTTTTATCAGCAGCTGCTTGAACACTACTTAGATCTATATTATTTATTATATTTGAACTATTTTCATAATATTTTATTTCAAATCCTTGTCTTAATATACCTAAATAAGTATTATATGGGTTTTTAATATCACTAATACCTGGTTCAGTATAATCTGTAGGTAAATATGTTTCAGTAGCAGTATTCTCAAAACATAATTTATTATATTTAGATAATTTGTCATATGCTATTAATAAATTTGCATCAGTATTTGAAATATAATTATTAATAGCTTCTGTTGTTTTAATAATAATATTTTTACTAAATTCAGTTTTATTATTATAACAAATATTTATAGATTTATATAAAATATTTGCTAATCTTTCTATATATAATCCTTGTTTATCATTATTATTTTTATAAACATCATTTTTTTCTATTAATTTAGTTATAATATTTTTAACATTATATTTATCTTTATTTAAGGTAGTTATATTATCATCAATTGAACCTTTACTACTATTAATATAACTAGTTAATGTAAAAATTGTTTTTTCTGTAAATTGATATATATTATAACTTAATATAAATGTATGTATTAATATTGGATAAGATAATATATTATAATTAATTAAACCTCTTAATGTTATTAATTCTGGATCATTTTCATGAAAATTAACATTTTTATATGTTAATATATTATCATATTTTTCATATTTTTTTAATTCGTTAAATGTATTTACATTTATAATATTATCAAATATTACTTTATTAAATGAAGAATATGCCGTTCTAACTTCTTGAAAATTATTATAAGGTTTCTTTTGACATGAAGCTTCTATATAACCATTATAAGTATTAATTTTACATAAATTTAAAATACTTGTATCTAAATTAGTTTCATATAATTGATGGTTTGGATTATATTTATAATATTCTTCTAAACACATATGAATATATAAATTACCTAAACTTTCTTGTGTATTACCTAATAGATTTATTAAAGCAAAAGGAGAATAATTTAATTTTTTACTATATACACCATTATCAGCTATTTTTTTATTAACACATTTATATATTCCATTAATATCAGTATATGGTATTTTATTTAATTCACATGGTTTATAACATTTTCGGATATCTTCTTTTGAATAATCTCCATTATCTTTAAAATAACCATTTCCAAAATGATAATTAGGTATAATAATCCAATCATACCATTTATTTTCACAAAAAGCTTTTACATTTCTATATTTATATTTAAATTCATTCTCATCATTATCAATATATATATAATCCTTATTTTCACTATATTTTAATATATCAGATGTAGCTTTTAAATCCGGTATTACTGTACAAACACGTTTATTTTTATCATAAGTATATAAAGGACTTCCTGTAGCAATTACACAATTTATAGCATATGGACTTTTATTATCATTTTCTTTAATTGGAAAACATAAATCTGTTTTATTATCTTTATTATATTTATATATAAATTCATTTGTAGTTGAATCTCTAAAATCTGAATTTATATCAGGATAAGCAGTTTTAAAAGTATCACTGTATAATGAATATATTTTATTAGTAGTATCATAAAATTTAGAATCTTTTGATTTATTATATATTTTATATAAAGCAGCAAATGAACATGTTTCTATAGGATTTATATATAAATTATTATTATCTAAATCACATTTATCTGTCATTATAACTATAATTATATCCTATTAAAAATTATACAATATTATTTAAAATTTTATCAATATATGCTGTTGGATAAATATATTTACCAGATGAGGTTTCATCATAATTAAATAACTTTGTTTCTAATATTTGTTTATTTAAATTATCTTTATTTGAAAATAAAAATTTTTCTATAGGTATTTCATTAATCTTATAATATGATTTAATAGTATTTGTATTAATATCATTAATATTTGAAGTATTAAATATTATATATTGTCCAGTATTAACAGATTTTATTTCATTATGAGTAGTTTTATCAATATATTTAGCATTACTAAAATCATAATAATAAATATTATTTTGATTTGATAAAGGTATTTTAATATTATAATTATTTATATCATAAATAGTTTTTAAATTTGATGATAATTTATGATAATCAATATTAGAATTATTATTTAAATCAATATTTATTTCTATTGAATTTTTAGGTCTAATTGTTGAATATATATTTTTATCATTTATGTCATTATCATTTGATATATTATATATACCATCATATCTTCCTGTTGTAATAGTTTCTCTTAAAGTTGTGTCTATATTGTCATTAATAACATCTTTTCCAAAAAATCTATAAAAATCATTTTTAAATTTATTTAATTGATTAATATATTCATCTGGAACAGGAATTATACTTTGTATTTGATTTGTTAATGTATATAAAGGATTATCTTTTTGTAAATCTTTATATGATATTATTAATCCATCAGTAGATTTATATATACTATTACCACTAAAAGGATTTGGTAAACTACCACCATAGAAGAAACTTATAATTATTAAAATAAGTATAATAAATATAATTACTACTAATAAAACACCTCTAGCTGTAGTAAGATTTTTAATTATATAACCAATACTATTAATAAAACCTACAATACAATCTTTTATAAAAACTGCAAATTTTTTAGCATAATGCCATCCTTTAAGTAAAACTTTTTCAAATAAATAAGAACAAAAACTAGCAAAAGCATAAATAGAAGGTCCTACTATTTTTGATAAAAACGTAATAAATCTTTGAGATGTTTTAATTTCATTTATTTCATTTTTATCAAAAGAATCTTTTTTTATAATATAATCTTTTTCAGCATCATCTTTTATAATTTTATATTTATTTAATATAACATCTTTATTCCCTTTTTCAGTTTCTAATTTTAAATTTTCAGGAATAAATGGACCAGGTTTATCACCAATAATATTAGCAATAATAGATGAACCTCCTTTTTTTTTAATATTAGATTTTTTTTTCATATTTTTTCTATTTATAATTAATAAATGAAATTTAATTTAATTTTAATAATATTTATTATTATTTATATTTGTTGTTATTTTATATTTCCTCCAACTATACAAATTCTTCAAACAAATATTACAGATTTTAATTTTAATTTATTATATTTAAGACAACCTATTGTAATTCCTGATTATTTAGAAGATACAGAAAAATTAATTAATTCATGGTTTAATTATAATATTATTAATTATGATAATGATGATAATAATAATGATTGGAAATTTAATAAAAATAAATATTTATTTATAAATGCTATTGAAGATACTGAAATTATTATATATAAAGCGAGTATTTATTCAATAATACCAGATGAAAATGATAGAATAATAGCGATAAAATTAGAAAAAAAACAATCATTAATATTACCATATAAATGGAAATATTATATAAAAGAAAGTAATGTTAATATATGGAAAATAGATGATATAATTACTTATTTTTTGAGGTTTGTTTTTTAGTAGTTTTCTTAATTTCTCCTTTTAAATCGTTTTCATAATCATCTAAAATATCATTTTTATGTTTAATCCATTCATCTAATAATAATTTTAATTCATTTTCCCAAATATCAATAATAGAAGTTTCTTTTAGTTCATCAATATCTAATTTTAATTTAGCAACTTCTTTTTCTAAATGTTCTTTCTTTTCATTTGTTAATTGTGAGATAGGCATTCTTAATAAATAATCATAAGAATCTTCATATTTATAATAATCTTTTTCATGTAATTGTTTTTCAATTTCAGACATTTTAATATTCATAATTTTAATATTTTCAGAAATAACATCTAATATAAATCTAATTTTTGAAGATGATACTAAATATTCTAATTCCATTTTATTTAATTGAAATTCTTTACGAACTTGATATTTATAAATACGTGTAAAAGACCATTCTTTTAAAATTTCTTCAATATTTTCATATTTTTTAATATTACCTTTAGTTGTAAATAAATGTAAATTATTTAAACTTAAATTTTTATTTGAAATTAAATTAAATTCATTTACAATTTTATCACCTAATTCTTCTTTAGCATTTTCTGTTAAATTTAATATGAATTTAACATTCTTTGATGTATAATGACTATCAAATGATTTTAAATATTGATTATTTTTAATAATTAATTCTTCCAAATATTCTTTATAATTTTCTGTCCATGTTCCAATTGGTAATTCTGATATTTCTAATGTAGTATTATTAATCCATTTATAAATACCTCTAGATGTATAATTATTTTTTTCATTTAAATATATATCACCTTTAAATCCTAAATAATAAGGATTAATTTTTTTAATATCTTTTCCACCAATTAATATTAAAACTTTTTCAATATCTTCTTCATTTAAAATTTTACCAATATTACTTTTAATGTTATCACAAATATCTAAATATATATTTATAATATCCTCTGGATTAAATTGTGGAATATTTGTTGAATATCCTGTACCAATACCAATAGAACCATTTACTAAAATCATTGGAATAATTGGAATATAGAAATCAGGTTCAATTGATACTCCATCCTCATTTAAATAATTTAAAATATCATTATCTTCTTCTTTGAAAATTAATTTAGTTAATTTTGATAATACCGTAAATATATATCTAGGAGCACCTGAATCATTACCACCATTAATTCTAGTACCAAATTGACCATTTGGATTTAATATATTAATATTATTAGTACCTACAAATATTTGTGCCATTCCAATAATAGCTTCTTGTAATGATGCTTCACCATGATGATATGCTGACTCTTCACTAACACTTCCAGCCAATTGAGCTACTTTTATTTCTTTATGATATAATTTTCTTTTTAAACATGTAAATAAGATTTTTCGTGTACTTTCTTTAAGTCCATCCATAATATTAGGAATAGCACGTTCAAGATTACGATTACTAAAATGAATTAAATCTTTATTAATAAATGTTTCAAATGAAATTTCACTATTAGTATAATCAAGAATTTCATTTTTATCATAATTTGATAACCATTCTTTTCTATCATCCGCACGTTTTTTATTAAATGCTAAATTAATAGATTCATCACATTTTTCTGTATATTTATATGTTACCTTCTTCATATTTTTAAAATATTCTTTAGCTTCACTATCAGTTGATGTACCAAGTCCTTTATAATATTTAACATCCCATCTTTTATTATTTGTTATTTTTTCATTCCAATTATCATAATCAGTAATACTATAAAATGATATAACTTCTTTTGTATCTTTATTAGTTACTTTGATAATAGGAGTTAATAAAGATGTTAAGAACCCATCATATTTATATAATGAACTCCATAATGTTTCAAATACATTAAATAATAAACCTTTAATATGACTTCCATCATGATCTTGGTCTGTCATAATCATAATACTTCCATATCTTAATGTATTAATACTTTTTGAATAATCTTTATTTTGTTCTAGACCAATAATTTTTTTAAGAGCAGTAATTTCAGCATTATCTAATATTTTTTGGTATGATACATCTTTTACATTCATAATTTTTCCTCTCAATGGAAATACACCATAATGATCTCTTCCTATAACACTTAATCCAGCAATTGCTGTTGATTTAGCAGAATCACCTTCAGTTAAAATTAAAGTACATTTACTACTATCTTTTGTTCCAGCTAAATTAGCATCATCTAATTTAGATACAATAATTTTTGATAATTTTTTACCATCAGTTTTTGTTAATTTCTTTTGTTCAACTATTTCAGTAGCACTTAAAACAGTTTCAATAATACCCGATTTATATAATTTATCATAAAATTTTTCAGATAATTCACATTTTGAACCAAATTTAGTAATTAATGTTGTTAATGTTTCTTTAGTTTGACTATCAAATGAAGGATTATCAATAGTTGATTTAACAAATATGAATAAATTATCTTTTAGATGTTGTGGTTTAATTGTTTTTTTCTTTTTAAGTAATATCATTTCACTTAATTTTTTAATAATTCCATTTGTAATATATTCAATATGACGACCTCCTCTAATTGTATTTATTCCATTTACAAATGACATTTGTTCATAACAACCATTAGGATTAACCGCAACAACAATTTCCCATCTATCATTAGGTTTTTCATAAAATCTAGGTTGAGAATGTTTTGTATCTAAAAATAAATCAGCATATTTTTCAAAATCTTTAACTGGTATTTTAATATCATTTATATATACATTGACAGAAGAATCAGTACATGCTGATACATCATATACACGTCTTTTAAATAAATCATAAATATCATCACTCATTTCTTTAATTCCAAATTTTTCATAATCAGGTAAAAAACTAATTTTAGTATATGGTTTCTTCTGACAACTTTTAATATCAGGTGATTCCTTAATTGTTAAATTCTCTTTAAATGTTTGTTTATATATTTTTTTTGTTTTATGATCTACAGTTTCTATTGTAAATTCTTTTGAAAATATATTTGCTAATTTAATACCCAATCCATTTACACCACCTACCGTTCTAACAATATCATCATTGTAATTAGATGATGTAAGTAATTCTCCAAAAATTAATTCTGGAATCCATAATTGATATTCACTATGTTTTACTATTTCAATACCATTACCATCATTAAATATTTCAATTACACCCGTTGCTTTATTAATCCAAACTTTAATATTTTTTACAATTTGAATATTTTCTTTACCATTTGCTAGATCTTCTCTAGTTCTAACAGAATGATCAATAGCATTTACAATTGCTTCATCAAATATTTTAAATAATCCAGGAATAAATGTAATTTGTTTTTTAATAATTTTATCTGAATTATCAACAATATAAGTATCTATAGTATTTGGTTGAATTGTACCAATATACATATCAGGACGATTATAAATATGAGAACGTAATTCATGTTTTTTATATTTATTATCAATTTCTTCTTGCATTATAATATTTAATATTTATTTATAATTTAAATCATTTTTTATTATTAAAATAAAAAATGTTTTTTGAATTAACAATGTTTTCATCATGGATATTTTTATGGTTTATTTTATATTATTTTAAATTTTTATCTTATAATCCATTTATATTTTTAATAATAGCATTTATAATAGGAACATCATATGGAATTTATTATTTCATAATAAATAACACAAAAAAAGAAATAATACATAAATATATTATAATAAATTTTGTTGGAAAAATAATTCCTGCTATTTTAATTTATAATAATAAAATATCAATAAATGATATTTATTTTGGACTTATATTATATTTATTTTTTATAATTTTTATTATAATTAATAAATTACATATTTTTAATGAATATCATTTATATTATGATAGTATGTTACATAAAAATGATAATATATATATATCAAATATAATATATGATTTTTTAATATAAATATTTAATTATAATATTTGCTATTTCTTCTAATGATTTATTTTCAATATCTATACATATAATATTTTTGTTATTTTCTAATATTTGTTTATATGTTTCTTCATGTAAATTATGAATATCATTTAAATAATCAATTGTAATATTTTGTTCATTTTCTCTTCCTCTATTAATAATTCTTTTAAGACATTTATTAGGATCAGAACGTAAATATATATAATAATTTGGATTCCATATTAAATCAGTTTTATTATATAATTCATTTAGAATATTAAATTCATTTTGCGTAATTAAATCATTATTATACATATATTTATTAAAAGTATTACGTATAAAATAAGGACTTCTTTCCATTATTATATTAACATTTAGATCTTTTTCTTGAATCCATGATCTATCTAACCATACTCTAATTTGAAAATTAAAGAAATTTTTTTTATTAATATAAATATTATCTAAAAATGTTTTCCATTTATCAATTGGTTCTAAATCAATATTAATATTATAATTAGAATGTAAATAATTTAATATAGTAGTTTTTCCAACTCCAATATTACCATCTATTGTAATAATAGGCATTAATTATTTTAAATAATTATAATTAATATTTATATTTATTTAAATAATTCAAACATTTTATTTGACATCATACTATTATTAATATTATCTATTGTTATTGTTTTATTTAAATTTTTTAATTTAATTATTAAACATTTAATATAAGATTCTATTAATTTTAATATTTTATTTTTTATTTCATCACTACATTTTAATTTATAATAACTAAGTATATCATTAATAGCTTTTATTATTGGTTTAATTTTAGAATTTTTTACACTACCACCTATTTGAGGACGGGCAATATCTTTACTAAAATCAATATGTAATGTATCAACACTATGAATATTATTAGTTGGAGAATATCTCATAGAATTTATTCCATAAAATTCACTAGGCATTACAATAGCACCACCACCTCCTTTAATTAAATCTGATTTAGGATTTCCACAAGCATTTTTTAAATATTTAGTTACAATATTGATACTTTCTTTTTTTATAGATTTTGAATTATTTATAAAAGTAATAATTGAAATAATTGAAACAACATTGAATATTATATTTTCTATATAATTTGTTAAATGATAAACTGTTTTAACATCTTTAGTTTTTATTTCATTATGTTTTAATAAATATTTTACATATTCATATAAGTAATTACTTTCCATTCTTTTCTATTTCTATAAATTAGAAAGAAAAAGAAATGAATGCTGATTATATTTTAAATGGAAGAGTAAATTTATTTGAAACTCCAACTAAAACAGCAAAAATTTATAATAATGATATAAGATTATATGATCAAAAAAATTTAGAATCTATTTCAAGAAATTATACAGGTACATGTGTTTCTGAACTTTTTTTTTCACGAGAAAATGTTGATATTATTCATGAAGGTCTTATAAATTATGTTTATAATAAAACTAATGGAAAATATAAAATAAGTAGACAAAGTGAACAAGAATTAAGTATTGTTATGAGATCTATTTATCTATCTAGTGGAAAAAATCTTAATTTTAATATTAAAGAACAAATTAAAGAATTAAATAAAGAAGTTATTGAATGGTGTTCTGAACAAATTATAACAAATATTAAACAATATTTAGAATATAAAACTAGTGTAAGTACTTTAAAAATGCCTATGGAAACACCAGCATTAACTTCTCAAAAAGGTTTAAAAACAACAGAATTTAGTTATTTTTAAAATTAAAAGATTATAATATACACAAACAAATTATTAAATAAAATCATTTATATAATATAGAAATAATATTAATTATAAATATGGGTAATAAATGTTCTACAAAAACTCCCAATAGTTTATTAGATAATGATTTAAATGATTATGATAGAGCTATTTTTAATTTAAAAAGAGAAAAAGTATTTTATGGTACAATAGCAATATGTATTTTATATGGATCTTTTGCTATTATATTATTTATATTAAGTTTATTTTCTGATAAAATTAAATATTTATTATTGAATAGTTTTTTACCATTTACTATTGTTTATATAATAGGAACTATATTAATAATTTTATATTTAGTTGGTCAAGTAATAAATTTTAAACCTTTTAAATTTAATAAAGATGGTAATTATGATAATTTAAGTTGTCCAGATTATTGGGTATTAGAACAAGTATATGATAATACAGCTACAAATGCTCTTAAAAATCTTTATGGTTTATCATTTGAATCAAATGCTATATCACCTGAATTATTTAAATATAGATGTGTTTTAAATAGTAATTTATTTAATCAATATGATATATTCAAAGCAAGTTCTAATATGGATTCTGCTGGTACTAAATATACTGGAAAATATCATTTTTTTAATGTAAATTGTAATATAGCTGGTTTATCATTAAATAATAGTAATTTTGATATTATTGATGATCCTAAATTAATATTAAATACTACCAATTATCCAAAAAAATTATATGCTAATATTTATAATACTAATGATTCTAATTTAATAAATACAAATATATTTAAAAATAATAAATCATTAAATTTAAAATATGAATTAGCAAAAGCAGCTTTATTAATGAACAATTATAAAATATTAAATTTAACTAATACAACAAATGGATTAGATACTGATCCTAATTATACAGATTTTTATAAAGAAATAACAAATACTACTTATGCTAGTACAAAAGATGAATTGAAAAAATTAGGAATTAGTTATTTAAATTTTAATTATGATACTACTACTACTTCTCCATCATATGTAACAGCACATGACAATATTATAAGAGTTTATAAAAAAACAGGAGCTGCTAGAATTTGTCCAAGACCTGCTGCTATTACTTATACTAATAATAAACCAACTGCTTCGGTTGGTAACTGTTCTACTACAGATGCGGATGGTTATAGTTCTTCTTATGGTAACAAAATAGATACAATACCATTAAATTGTGAAAATATTTATCCAATGTATTTAGCTAGTGTAGATCAAAAAATTAATAAATTAGATAAAAATATGGATACTAATGTTATTAGATGTGCGTATTCTAGATTTTGTGGTATACCATGGTCAGATATAAATTGTGATAAATATTATGATTAAATTAATTTAAAGAATAAATATTTATTCTTTAAATATATATGTCTAAATTTTTAAAAGGAGAATTATTAATATTTACTAATAAAGGATTAGTAAGAATTGATAATTTAAATAAAGAAACTCATCTAATATTGACATTAAATGATGATGGAACATATTATTTTGATGAAATAGAAGAAATTAATAAAATTTATAAAAATAAATATCAATTAAATAAAATAACATTTAATAATAATATTGATAATTATTTAATAAATGATAATATTATTATAAAAAGTATTCAAAATATTCCTAATTCTATTGAAACACCAGAAATATGTGAATATTTAAGTTATAATGAATCTAGATGTAAAATTAATGCCAAAACAAGTGAATTATCATCATTTGATTTTATAGGATTTCCAACAAATATTAATATAGAAAATGAAAATAAAGAAGAAGACAATGATTATTATAGATTTCAAGGATTATATATAAGTACAAATAATTTTTCAACAGATATTATAAATAAAGAAACATTTGATTTTATAATAAATTATCTAAATACAAATAATATTAAATATATTATAAATGATAAAAATAAAATTATAATGAATGATTTTAAAAAAATTGTATTTAATGATTTACTAAAATTAAATAAAGAACAATTATTAATATTTACAAAAAGTTTAATAGAAATAACAAATGAATATAATATAAAAAATAAAGATGATTATTATTTAATAAAATATGCTTATTTATTATCAGGAATATGTATACGTTCATATTATTCAGAAGGATATATTCAAATAAAAATACCTAGAAAAACAAGTGATAGTTATTATTATTATTTTAATTATAATAATAATTTATATAATAAAATAAGAAATATTAAAAAAATAGTAAATAGTGGATTTTTATATTCATTAAAATTAAAAAATAATAATTATTATTTAACTGATATTGGATTTATTTCATAATTGCTTTAAGTTTATTATGACTATTATAATTAATTAATTGAAAATCTTCATATGTAAGATTTTCTATCCAATTTATTTTTTCATCTATAGAAATATCATTATTTATTTCTTTAATTATTTTAACTTCAGGTTGTTTAAAAATTTCATTATTTAATTGTATTTTTACTTGTTCAATATGTTCTTCATATATATGAGAATCACATATACTTATTATAATTTCTTGAGCATTTAAATTCATTACTTTTGCTATTATCATAGTAAATAATGCGGTAGATGCTATATTAAAAGGTAATCCTAAAAATAGATCACATGATCTCATATACATCATACAAGATAAATCATTTTCATTTTTATAAAAATTATATAATAGATGACAAGGTGGTAATGCTTGTTCTTTTAATTGTACAGGATTCCATGCTGATAATACGGCTCTTCTACTATTTGATTTAGATAATTCTTCTAATATATATTTAAGTTGATCTACTTTACCATTAAATGAACGCCATTGATAACCATAAATAGGACCTAAATATCCTTCTTCATAATCATATAATCCGACAGAATCTAAATATTCACGAGATGAATTACCTTTCCAAATATTTACACCTTTATTTTCTAAATCTTTAGAATTAACCGAACCTTTTAAAAACCATAATAATTCTTCTACAATACCTTTAAAAAATACTTTTTTAGATGTCATTAATGGAAATAATAATCCATTATTAATATCAAATTTTAAAAAAGAGCCAAAACAAGAATAAGTTATACCATTTCTAGTAGTATGTTTATTTCCATTTTTTAAAGTATTATTTAATAATGATAAATATGCTTCTTCATTTTTTAAATTCATATAATAATTATAATTTTATTATATTTTTAAATACATTGTTCAATAGGATAATATTTATTGAATTTTTCATTATATTTACATTTATATTTAATAGTATATGTTAAATTTTTATCTTTAAAATTATTTCTTAAATCAATACTGTCTCTTAATGTAGGAACTAAAGCAATACCTATTTTATTAGATGTTAAAATATTAAAATTATCATATAAATAATAAATATCAGCATTATCTGTTTTGGCTATCCATAAATATTTAAAATCATCATTATTATGTTCTACTTTTGGTAAAATATTAGAAGTTAATATGAAATTTGAAGAAGATATATGTGATTGAGATATTTCTTTAAATTCTGTTACATCTTTAATTTTCTTTTGAACATTAATAATTACATTTTCATCAAAATTATATAATTTAGGTTTATGTTTAAGATAATATGAATAGAAATATATTCCTCTAGATGTATAATTAAGAGTTTTTGATATATTAATTAGTTCTTTTAATGATTCTTTTGATAAATAATAATATGATTTAATTTTATATTCACATACATCACATATTTTATCGGGTGTATGTTTATCATTTAATAAATTATATATTATTTTTAATCGTTCTAGTAATATTAAATTATCTAGTTTTTTCCCTTCATATGCTATTATATCATTAATCATAAATATCCATTTATTTTCATTTGTTTTTACCATTTCGCCTTCTAATAAAGTATTTTTAAACAATGATTTATCAAATAAACCTCTTGCTAATATTATTCTAGGTTTTTCATATCCAGTATGAATTTTCATATCAATAAAATAAATGATTTCTACATCATTATATTTAGTAAAATAAATATAATATCTATTCCCATTTGTTCTTAATGAAATTAAATGAGGAACTTTTTTAAAATGTTTAATATTATTTTCATCTATTTTAAAATAATGTTTTTGAATTATTCTTATTCCATATAAATTATATATTTCATTTAATATATAATCTTTTGTAGAATTACATTTAATATTCCATACTACTCTATCTCCAAATGATATAATTCCTGTTTGCATATTATTATATTATAATTATTTATTAATCATTTTTTATTTAAATAAAAAAATGATTTTTTTTATTATTATTATAATATAATATTATTAATGAGTTCTTTTTATGCTGTAGCTAATGGAAAAAAAAATGGTATTTTTACAAATTGGCTTGATTGTAAAACACAAATAGATAATTTTGACAATCCTATTTTTAAAAAATTTGATAATTATGATGAAGCTTTATTATTTATAGAAAATAATAATAATTTGTATGTTTATACAGATGGAGCATGTTGTAATAATGGAAAGTTTAATGCTAAAGCAGGTATTGGTATTTATTTTTATAAAGACAATCCTTTAAATATATCTAAAGAATTAAATCAATCAGATTTTGAATATAAACTTACAAATAATGTTGCTGAATTACAAGCAGCAATAGAAGCAATTGAAATGATCAAAGATAATCCTATAAAAAATAAAATTATAGTAAGTGATAGTACATATATGATAAAATGTGCTACAGAATATGGAAAAAAACTAGAAGAAAATAATTGGAAATTAAATAAGAAAATACCACCAAATTTAAATTTAATTAAAAAAATATATGAATTAACTAATTTATATAATATTAAATATATACATGTAATGGCTCATACTGATAAAAAAGATAAACATTCAATTGGAAATTATTATGCTGATATGTTAGCTAGTAGTTGTATAAATAAGAAAGATATGATTATAAATAATACATATATATATTTAAATGTACCTTATAAAGAAAAAGATGATGTTAAAAATAAAGGAGCAAAATGGGACCCTAAAAGAAAACAATGGTATATATTAGAATCAAATATTAATAAAGAAGATTTAGTGAAAAAATATCAATAATTTTTATTTTTTGTTTTATTATAGAGATAAATACTATATGTCTATCTATAGTAATAAAATTCTTTATATTACAATAGGTGATTCTAGTGATATTAATACATATCAATCTGTTGATATTTTATCAAAATTTTGTTATGAGAAATTTAAATCTAATGATAATGATACTAAACATGATTTAATGAGCATAATTTCTCAGAGAAAAGGTATTGTAAATAATAATGATTCTAATATGTATAATCCTAATATTTATAGATTAGATGAAAATAAAGGATATATATATGATTCAGACACATATAAATCTGAATATATTATGGAAAATACTGCTAAAATACTTCAATTAATTTATAATGAAAATACTAATGAATCTGATAATATACAAAAAGGGGGTATGACGCGAGACGATGAAGAAGAAGATGATGAATATGAAACTGGAAATAAAGAAAAACCAAATGATGAAATAACAGACGAAGAAAAAGAAAAACAAGCAGAAATAACAGCTAAAAATACAAAGATTGAGGAATTTATACAACAATATTCATTAAAAATATCTAACTATAACTACTTAGATACAACGAAATTAGATGATAAACATCATATTGATATTCTTTATAAAAAAATTACGAATGATAGTGATAATTATAATATTATAAATTTTATTAAATTAAATATACTAGATAAGATTGATATAAAATATGAATTAGAAAATACATATTTATTTAAAATTTTAAATGATAAAATAGATGATATAAATATAAAAAAATATATATATGATATATATTACGATGATAAACCTAGAGATTTTATTTTAAATTATTTAAATAATTTACTAACAATATTAAATATAATTACTGATTATGTGAATAAGGAAAATAATGATTATAATATGGATAAAGATATAAAACTAAGAGATCTTAATATATATAAAGGTAATATTATAAGAACGTATGATGTTATCATTAGTAATAATATTATTAAACCAATAATAAAAAATATGCAAGAATATGATAATTATATAAAAAAAAAAAATTTACAATCTGATTTATCTAATGAATATTCTGATGATATTATAACTGATTATGATAATTATACTACTATAACTAATTTTGAAAAAAATATAGTTGATATTGATATATTATTATCTAATATTATTATAAATAGAAAATTTTATATAGAATATAATATTAATTGTAAAGATATAATTAATAACTTAAAATCGTTATTTATATCATTATATGATATTTTTAATAATAGCGTAATTATAATAGAGGATTGTTTTAATTTTATTTACAATAAGCCGGTTACCATAAATATGTATACTATACAAGGTTCTGATATTAATTATAATTATATGGATATATTAAAATATACTAATATATTTTATTATGAAAAATTACCTATTTTAAAGGTATTAGATATAACTGAAGATAATTTAGAGGATACAATGTATTATGATATAAAAAATAGTATAACTAATCTAATAAATAATAATAACAATATTAAACATATATATAAAATTATTTATCATAAAATAAATAAAAATATTGTCGCAAATAATAAAAAAATATTAAGTGATATAAATCATTCATTTGATTCTGATGAATTAAAAACAAATAATAATATTAAAATATATTCATTTGTACTATTAAAATATAGTATATATATATTACTTGCAAATTTATTTATTTATAAATTATCAAATAATGTTATATTTATTGATATTATTTTTAATATATTATTACATATTATTAAAATACTTATTATATTTAATTTAAATACTAATTTAAATGAAAATGATAATTTATTATTACAGTTATTATATATATTTAGCGAAAATAAAGAATTTATTACTAAGTTACAAACCAATTTATTTAATGATATAAATTATATACAATTTACCGAATATAAAGATATATTAATAACATATCTGAATCATAATATAGATAAATTTATTATTTCTATATGTCAAATTATTGATTATATAAACAACGATGATAATTCATTAAGTGATATTAAAAAAAAACATAATTTTATTAATATTATTTATTTTATTAGAAAAAAATATAATATAAATGATAATGATATTTATGATGATATTATTAATAAAATTAATAAACCTGAATTATTTATATATAAAAATAGTAAAGGTAATAATATTAATTTAAAACCAATTACAGCTATATCAATATCAATTGAAACAATAAAAAATGATATAGCTGTAATTACTGGCAGTAAAAAACAAAAAATTGAAAGTATAAAAGATCAATATAAAAAAATAAAAAAAAATTATGAACAAAAATATAATGATATAAATTTAAAAATAAAAAAATTAGAGAGAAAAAATTATAATGATATAAAATTAAAAATAATTAAATTTAAGGAAAACAATTATGAATCTTTAATTGCTAAGTTAAATACATATATTACTAATTCATATAATTATTATTATTTTAATTTATTAAGTTACTATAATAATATTAATATTTTTAAAGAAATTAATAAATTAAAAAATATTTATTATAATTATTATAATATAATTAATACTAATTATAAATATACAAATGATATAATATTAGATATTAGATATAATATTATATTATTTAATAATTATATTAATAATATTTTAAAATATATTGATATATTTGATAATATTAAAAATATAATTAAAAATAATTATTATGATAAAATTATTATAATTAAAAATAATGAAATTACTAGTATAATAAATACTATATCTAAAGATAAAACAAATATTATTAATTATTCAAATGCTATTAAATTATTTAATTTTTGTATTAATATTTTCAATTATACTACATATATAATAGAAAATATTGGATCAATATTTACAACAGAAATAGAAAATAATTATTTTAAAAAATTTGATAAAATGTATAACAATATTAATCATATGATTAATATTTTTAATGATAATCTAGCTAATATAGATATATATTATAATAATTTAAATTTATTATATAATAACTATTATAAATTTTATTATAATATACAACAAATAAATATATTTAATTTATATTTTACTTATTATAATAAAATTAAAATACTAGAATATATAAATTCTAATTTAAATGCTATTATATCTAATGATATTAATATAACTAATATACAATATGAAACATATAATATATTTATAACTGATGATGATTATGAAGATATTTATAATAAAAAATTTATATTATATAAAAATATAAATTCAGTTATCATTAACTGCAATGATATATTTACAATAAAATATATAGAAAATATTATTAATAATATTAATTTACAAATAAAGAATTATTATGACAATAAGAATAAATTGAATAAATTATTACAATATAATGAAGAACTATTAAATAATAGTGGAAATATTATGTTAAAAAAATTTAATAATAAAATAGAAACAGCAGAAAATAATATATATTTATTATTTTTAAATAAATTAAATATAATAAATATTATTGATGATAATTATAATATATTTATTAAAAATAAATATAACAGTGAATATATTGATTTATATAATATATTTATAACTGAAATTAATCCTATATTTAATATTTATTATATATCAACTGATATTAAAAGATATCCTGATACTGATATAGTTACATTATTATTACAAAATTATTTAAATGAATCTAGTGATACCGTATTTAACTATAGTAAAAAATTATTTAATACTAAACCAAATATACCATATGGTATATTTGATTTACATAATTTTTTACAAATAAATATTGAAAAATATAAACAAGATATAGATAATATAAATAAAAAATATCTTGTTTATATTGATGATACAACTAAAGAATGGAATAAGTTATTATTAGATAATGACATAAAATTAATAAATAATGACACTGCTGATGTTGCTGTTGATGTTGCTGCTGATGTTGCTGCTGATGATACTGATGAACTTATTATTAGTGAAATTGATGACTATACTATATCTGATGATAGTAGTACATATCATAAAAAAATTATAGATTATTTAAATAATATAAAAAAATTTAAATATTATATAGATATTATATCTTTTTATAATAAAAAAATAGAAGATTATATTAATATATTAACAATAAAATATAACGAATATTTATTCAAATTAAATATACAACAAGAAACTACAAAAATTATTTTTAAAAATTTATCATTAATAAATGAAGATAAATTAACTTTAAAATATAATTTAATTATGAAAACTGATTGTATATTAAAAATAAATAATATAATAGATAATTTTCAAAAATTTGAATTAAATTTAGATGAATATAAAACAAAATTAGATAAATATGCTAGTAACTTAGCGAGTAATAAAAATGAAGCAATAATATTCATAGATAATACTATGAATAGCTATAATATAATATTATTAAAAAATATAGAAATTTTAAAACAAGAATTTGAAAAAAAAAATAGAGAAAATAATATATTATTATATAATGAAATTATTGAAGAATTTTTAAAAAATAATTATGATGCAGAAGAACAAGAAGATAAAAAAGATGAAGAAAGAGAAGAAGATAAAATAGGAGAAGGAGAACATATAACTGAAAAAGCAGAAATAATAAAAAATACAATGTATTCATTTGATGATATAACAACTGATTTAGATAATATTGAAAAAGAAACAGAAATAGATGATGTATTAAATAAATTAAAAGAAATAAATGAAAAAAATACAGCTGCTACTATAATTGATTTTATTAATTTTTTTAATGAAGAATGTGAAAAAAATATAACTAATGATGAATATATTAAACCTTATTATAATTTTATAAAATTTGATACATATAACTTAATATTAATATTAGAACATATAGAAGCGATAGAATATTACAATTATAGATTTAAACAGTCATGTTTAAACTATTTTATATTAAAATTATTATATTGGATATATTATATCATTAATTTAATACCTCCAATTAATGATTATAAAATTAAACCATTATTATATAAAAAATTATTAATAAAATACTATTATAATATTATAAATAATATAGATATTTTTATTTATTTAAATAAATTAAAAAAAATTGTTACGATATTAAATAACAATTGTTTTAACTATAAATATAGTGATATTAATATAATAAAATATTTTGTAACAATTAAAACAAGAAATATAATAATAGTTAGATTAAAATATGATATATTTTATAATGTTAAAAATTTTATATATATATTAAAAATTTTTAACAAATCAGAATGTCTTAATATAAAATATCAATCTGAAATATGTAAATATATAAATTATTTAATTGAATATAGTTTAAAATTAAATATGATATTAGAAATACTTGATAATAAAGAATCTATAAAATTTAAAGATACTTTAAAATTATTAAATATAGAAAAACAATTAAAATGCGACAAATCAAATATTAACATATCATTAATACATATTATAACTTTAGCAAACAATATATTATATTATAATTCATATACTTTAAATAAATTATATGAATATGATAAAAAAAATAATAGTTATTTTACATCACTTACTATTTTTAAAATAAATGAAAAAATAAAAAATAATACAATTAAATTAACACCTGAACAATATAAAATAATTTTTTATTTATTAGATCCAGATATTTTTAAAAGTGATAAAAAAGATATATTAGCTGATAATATTCTAAGAATTAGCGATGTTGATTTAAATAAATATGATATAACAGATCAAGAAACTGTAAATAAAATACTTAATAGTAATTTAACAATAGATGTTGATAAATTATATAAATTTTTAAAATTTGCAGAAAAAAATAACTTAACAAAAATAGATGATAATATTAAAGCTACATTAAAAACAAAATTAATTAAATATAGTATTATAGATGAAGGTATATCTAGTATATTATTTACAGATACTGCGGATAAACTAATAACAGAAACAGAAATAGAAACAGAAACTACAATTGAAACTACAATTGAAACTAAAATTGAAACTAAAATTGAAGAAGATATAATTGATATTCAACAAACTACTAGAGAAAACGAACAAGATATATCAAAAATGGATAGTAAAGATACAAGTATAGATACAAATATAGATGATTTATATAATTTTGATATTCAGAAAAAAACACATGTAGTAGATGCAGAAATAATACCAGAACAAGTAATAGATAATCCAGATAAATCTATGGGAACCTCTACCTATAGTACTGATGAATCTAGTGTATCTGATGAATCTAATTCAGAAGAAATAGAAAAAATAGCAAATATAAAACTCGTAAAAGCAAAAGTAGAACTAGCAAAAGCAAAAGTAGAACTAGCATATGTAGCACTAAAAAAAGTAGAATTAAACACTGAAGCAACAGATGCAGTCACAGAAGCAATAGAAGCAGTTACTGAAGTAACAAACGCAGTCACAGAAGCAACAAACGCACTCGCAGAAACAACAAAAGTAATAAGAGAAGCAGTAACACTAATATCAAAAGAAAAAGTCACTGATGCAACTGTAGATATGGTAGCAAAAGAAGTAGAATCAATAACCCGTGCTGTAACCATATCAGTAGAAGCATCAAATCTGGTAAAAGAAGCAAATACAACAAAAGAAAGAGCAGCAAATGTAAAAGAAAATATCGTAGAAGAAGTAAATAAAATATTATTAAATACAAACTCTAATCTAAAATTAGTAACAAATATAATAGATAAACTAGAAATAATAAACGTATCTGAAGCATCTGAATACATAACAACTATACAACATCATAAAAAAACAAAAATATCAACACAAATAATATTGATAGCAAATATACTAACAGCACTAGCACAAGTAATAAGATCAAAAATAGAGGCTGCAAATTTAAAAAAATCAGATGATGCACTAGATAAAGTATTATTTGCGGTAGAAAAATCAGAATTTTCTACAGAAAAAGCAAAAAAAAATGTAAGCGAAGCTATAGAAATACTATATAGTATAAATAAAGATGAAACACATTTGAATTTAGAATTAGAATCAGAAGAAGAAAAAAAAGCATCAACAAAATCAAAAGTAATAGAAGTATTAGCAAAAGTAATGATAGCAAAAGAAAAAGCGAAAGCAGTAAAATCACTAATAGACGCTGGAGAATTGTTAGCAACAGATAACGCAATTGTATTAAAAAAAAAAGCAACAAATGCAAAAGAAATAGCAAATACAGTATTAGAAAAAGTAGAATCAGTAAAATTAATTGCAAAAAATGCTCTAAAAGGAGATCAGATAAAACTAGTTGATGCAGAAAACGAAGCTAATATAGCATTAGTATTAGCAACAAATTCAGTAAAACTAGTAGATGAAGCATATTTAGAATCATTAAAACAATCAAAAACAGTAGCATTGGTAACAGATATATCAAAAGAAGAAAATGAAGCAGCAATAATAAAATTAGAAAAAGTAAAAACAATAGAAGCATTAACAAATGTAATAGTAGTATTAACAAAAGCGAAAGCACAAGTAACAAGAACAACTAATCAAAATGCAAAAGATATAGCGAATAAAGCATTGAATAAAGCAAATAAAGCACGTAAAAAAGTATCAAAAGCACTAATAGCAAATACACAAGAAGAAGTTAAAAAAATAACAGAAGATGCACTATTACTAACAAAAAAAGCAAATAAATTATTAGCTAAGTCTGTAGAAGCAACAATAGCAACAGCAACAGTAGCACCAGAAGACGGAGAAGTAGCACCAGAAGACGGAGACACATCATCAAAACATGGAGACGGAGAAGCAGCCGCAAAAACAGACGGAGACGGAAAAGCAGACGAAGAAGCAGACGGAGAAGCAGCACCAGAAGAAGACGGATCAGGAACAAAAGCACCAGTAGCAGCAGCAGCACCAGCAGCAGACGCAGACGCAGCAGCAGCAACA